GTGATGGTGCGCCTGCTGTTGCTGCTGTTGCAGAGTTTGGATTTCCAAGGCTGAAGATCGTATCTTGTACGAGTCCGGAACCAGAGAAGAATCTCAACTCATTTCTGCGCTGCAAATACTTTGTTGGCAAATTACGCAAGATGCGGTCATAGGTTGCTCTAGAGACATTGTTGCCTCCTTCGTCAACAACACGACCATTGGTTCTTGCAAGCTTGTTGAAGCCATCAAGTGCCTTCAAAAGACCGTTGTTGGAAGATGTGTTGCCGTTGATGAACAAATCGTCAAGGTCGTTGGCTGTTTGACGAGCCATGATCTGTGCGATGTGATCTTCAAGGGATGCACCCTCAATGTTGTCCTCAAGAGACTCTGTTGAAATTGCCCAGTCAAGACGGAGCTTGACAGTGCTCAAAGAGACTTTGCTGAATGTGACAGCGGCATTAGAACCAGTGTCTGTTGCTTCGGTTGCCTTTGAAAGCAAACGAGTACCAACGGAAACCTTGTCGATTTCCATTTGTGGTGTACGCATGCGAACGACTCTTGCGTTCTGCATTAATACGGACTGATCAATAACATAATCAAGGAAGCGGTTAGACTGTGCTGGCTTCATTAAGCCGCCAGAGTCATTACCTACTACGCTTGTTGTTACTTCATCAGCTTTCGATAGAATTTCTTCTTGTGATGCCATATATTTTACTCCTCCTACTTATGACTCATAACCCAAAACGCCAATGACGCTTTGTGGTAAATACATGTTGCCCCAGAAAGACTTGTCTTGAGACTTTGTGATGGTCTCTTCCTCTTCGTCTTCCTCTGGATCAACGCTCTTTTTGATAGCACCAGCGTTAGCAAACTTGCTAACTTGCTCTTCAGTTTCTGCGAGAGCTTTTTCTGCTGCATCTAATTTTTCTTGAAGTTCAGCGGAGCTGGCTTCAAATCCCTTTGTGATGGTGTCGATTTTTTCTTGAACAGATGCTTCAATCTCTTCTTTAATTGAAGTAGCGAAGGTATCCAGTTTTTCGTCAACCACAGCACCGAGGGCTTCTTTAAGGATTTCAATATCCATTTCTTCCTCCTGTGTGTTTTCAGTTACTTCAACTTCTGTTGAAGCATTTTCTTGAACATCTGGAACAAGCCAATTTACAAGTCTCTTAATAAGAGATAGTTTATTCATTTCTTGTTCATTCATGTTAAAGACCTTATCATAGTTTACATCATTTTGCAATGAATTATCCTCCAATTCAACAACTTCTGTATTAAGTTGTCCTTTTTCTATTTCATCAACAAATGAAATTAGATCATTTAAGAAATTAGAATCTTCTTTTTTAATTTCTTTTTTCTTTTTCTTACCTGGAATTGTTGGAGTTGCAAAACGATTACCTTGTTCTGGGTTTTTAATACCTGAACCCATACCAGATGTTGTTACCTCTCCCTCTTTTTCCATCTCAATTTCTACAGACTTTTTCTTAGTATTTTCATATCTTTCCAGAAGTCTGCGCCCTTTGGCAGCAAGCGCTGCAGCATCTTGCATATTTTGAGGAACAGGCTCTCCCCAAGCAGCAGCGGATAAAGCCAATCTTGTTGGTTCACCGTTTGGCTTCTTCATAGGACCAGAAGGGTTGGTGAAAAATCTTGTTAAGAAAGAACCTTTCCTTCTCATCTTCTCTGGAGTGTCTGCCGGACCTTTTACTCCTGGTTTAAGATTTGCACCCTCTGTTTGCTTAAAATGTCTACGACCTGCAGCAGTAAGACCACCTTTTGGATCTTTAAGTGGTTGCTTTGCTTTTTCTAAATCAAAGTCTAAATCTTCAATTAAATCAAGGATGTAATCAAGATTGCCATCAATATCCATTTTCACAATGTCGACAATAGCAAGGGCATTCGCTGGATTGTCTACTAAACTAAGTTCTCCTAAAGTATATTTTTTAATGATATTAGCTGGTTTACCTCTAAACATTTTTTCTGTAGACTCTGCTTTTTCAATAATCTTACCGCCAATAGAAAAAGCCTTAAGGGTTCCATCAAGAATTTTTTCCCAAGTGCTTTGAGCACCTTTTGAAATATAAGCATTAACTTTAATAGCCTTATACTTTTCACCGTCTTCACCTGTGATCTCTACAGGTTCATAGCTAATAGCTTTACCGACAGCAATTGGTGCATGCATTTCTCTGATGTTTCCACCCCAATTTTTAAATGCCTCAAGAGACGCACCAAATTCAACAATATCTCCTGATTTATCAATATTGTCAGCAGTAGCAATACCACTAACAATTCTTTCCTCTTTCTTGATCATGTCAATTGGGAAAGATAAATTAAAATTTTCCATAAAGACCTCGTAATTAATAATTATACACTATTTTTTTTGTTTTTAACCAAAAGCCATAACAGCAATTGTTACACCAGATGTGATTACTTGAAATTTTGTATAATCTCCATAAAGTTCAACATAGCCAGCATTGCCTTCAGCAGTTGATGGGATTAAAACTCTTAATGGTCCTCCATTGATTTCAATAACAGCATCTGTTGTATTACTAGCATTATAGAATTTAATAGAAGAGGTGTGTCTTCCAATACTAACAACATTGTCAGTGCTCGTAACGCTTGTGTCTGAGTAGACTAAAGTTTGATCACTCATTATTTTCTCCTTCAAATACCTTTGTGGTATCTACATTGTCGCCAGAATCTTGATTCTGACCTCTCTCTGCTTGATCTCCACTTTCTCTTGATCCAGTAGGCTCTGCGCCTGAATCTGCTCTTGATTTTGGTGGATTGCTTGCAGCATTATTAGAATTTCCGACTGGTGCCCCAGCAGAGTCTTCTTTTTTAACTTTTGTTGGGAATGGCAAAACCTCATCTCCACCAGATTTTTCTGGTAGACCAATTTTTGCACGAACCTCATTTGGACTTACGACTTCTGTTCTCAAGTATCTGTCGTAGATTCTTGACTCCATATCTTCGTCAAGCAAGTCAATCTTCTTCAACTTAAACTGAAGCATGTCTGTAAACTCGCTGAGAAGTCTATTAATTTTCTTTTCAATAACAGCTTGATCAGGTCCAATTACTTGAATTTTAAATGTCTTATCCGCATCTCTAGAGACAGCCAAGTTTGCGTTATCGTAAACACCGACTTTTGGTGCTGGAACTCTGTTTGCAATAAGGATTTCATCACGGTTGGATTTACGATATTTATCGAAAGAAGCATCCTGAACGCCTGCTTCTAGTTTTTCAAATTTAATATCAGAATCACTTCCAATATTTGATGGAATTGGAACAACCAATGTTCCATGATTACGACCCTTAACTTCGGTTCTAAAATAATTAACAAGTTCCATTTTTGACTTATTACTTAATTTTGCACCTTTAAGAATAATTGCATATCTAGGAATAGCTTTGTTCTCGAAATAATCAATATTGTATTCTTTAGCAAATTTATCTCCAATAATTGCCGCAGCAGCGGAAACAGCAGGGGGGATTCCATAATATGTGCTGTTTGGAGAATACATCTTGAAATGAATAACCTCATTAGGAGAAGGATCTCCATTGATAGGATCTTGCATTTCTAGATCTTGAAAGTTTCTAAAAAATACTGCTTGAATTTTATTTGCTCTTGATAACTGAACGAAACCATCACGCTTTCTTCTAACACGGATCATTGTCGCTGGAATATGACCGATATAACCAATCTTTCCAGCGTTGTTTCTTCCAACCTCTAAATAGCCATTACCTACGGTTAGGCAATCTTGCCATACACGAATCATTGTTTCAATAAGTGTTTCTTCAATATTGAAACTTTCAAACAATTCATCAAGTTCTTCACGAAGATCTTGAAGTTCTTTTCGTGTTCTTTCTAGTTTTGCCGGATTGTCTTGAGCTTTTTCAATCTTTCTTCTAGATTTAAGAGTTTCAGTAAATTCATATCCAAGACCAACGGTATTCATCACTCTTGCATTAATTGATGCATAGTGAATAGCGCTTTGATCATAAAGTCTTGCAAGATTGTCTAAATCGTATGGCGGATTAACAATATCCCATAACGAATATCCATTAATAACTTCTGGGTCAAGGTACTTAGATTTCGTACCATCTTCGCCTTCTTGTCTTTTTTGAAGCCTCAATGCTTTTCTTTTCATTTTTGGAGATAAACTATCTATCTTAATAAATGAAAAAGGATCAATTGATTCTTCTTTTGAGTTATGAGAGATATAAGAAATATCCTCAATTTCTTCATATTGTTCATTTTCAACATGAGTCATACGATTTTCCATATTACTTACCTCTTAAAATACTCATCTAACATATCTTCATATGGATCAGCAACAAGGCCGTTTGCAAGACGCTCTGCTTGGTCATCCCTTTCAGAAGCAGAAATTTTTCTCGCTCCTGGAATCCATTTGACATGACCTACTTCGCTCCCAGTCCAATATTTTGCAGCTTCAGCAACTCTTTTCTCAATTGCAGGATCGTCAACAAGACCTTCTGCTGACAAAACTCCATCACCATCGGTCAATGGAAGACCATCTTCTTTAATCCAAATGCAAACACCAAAAGTTCTCTCAGGAACCCAAATGTTTTTACTTTTAATCATATCCGAACTCATATGTGTACAATTCTACATCAATTTTTATATTTTATCTACATGCTCTGTACATTTTTATTAGAAATGTATCAAGAATTGTCCTTAATGAGTTTAATCTCACAAGCATCAGTGGTGCAATAACTTTCTCCAACAGCATCTGCTGCCATTCCTGCATAGACACCGGCAAAATCAATTGGGAATAATTTCATCAACCCATTTTCACGATACTCATCTTCTGTGATTTGCGTATAAGGCATCTGCGGATAAGTAAAGTTTCCTTGAGGCAAGAATGAAACAGTTTTTAACTGACCGTCATACATGTGAAGAACAGTTCCAATGTACTGTTTCTCAGTATCTGAATCAAACGAGATTGTTACTGAAACTGAGTTATCAGACCAATACCTCTGAGCGACTGATGCAATAGCCATCTTTTCAAAGATTGTCACATCCTTTTCAGAACGCTTTGCATCAGACTTGATAGGGAAGAAAACAACACTTGTTGTGTCTGGAGACTCAGAAGCTGGCTCTACTCGATAGTTTGCCATTTTGAACAACGGAAGCATTGGGTCATCATTTGCAAAACGAATTGCACGAAGGAAATATTCTCCACCCGGAGTCCAGTGAACCCCTGGTGATTCACCAGCAAGAATTGAAACTGTTCCAGAAGGCTTAACGGTTGTCATCTTGATTGATTCACGAATACCAAACCATTCAGAATAGATATTGTCATATCTCTTAATAACATCATATCCACTATCCATCCATTCACGAAGAACAGGGATGCCGTGAATATCAGCAAAGTTGGCAATACCTGACATTGATGTTCCGATACGGCGATTGCGTTGCATAATCGCATTTGTCTTTTCCCAATGTGTTGGAAGAAGAGTCACTGTTTTTGCGTAGAGGTATGCAAACTTTAAAGTACGCTTATAGTCTTCAAGTGAATCATGGCGATTTAAATAGGTCTCAACGAGCGTACAGCACTCATAGGATTCAAGTGACTGTTCAGCACAAGGGTTGTATCCAGCAACACGCCAATCTTTGTTATTTGGAGGATCAATTAGGCGACCATACTTTCTGGACATATCAAGCCATATAACACCCGGCTCACCATTAAGAGCAATGTTTTCTACTAGATGAGATAAATCATTACCAACAAAGGTTTCTACAGAGTTATTACTCATCCAAGCCCAACCCGGATTTTCTGGATCATATGAATTTCTATCTGGAAAAACTTCTGAATTCTTAAGATTTAAGAATTGCTCATCATCGTGTCGGCCAATAAGAAGTTCAGCAGAACGGCGAACATTTCCAGAGACAACACAGACACCGATTAGATTACCGATATCTGCAATGTCTTTTCTTGTAAGTTTTTCACCAGCACGACCATCAAACATTTTGCGGATTGCGTTATGAAGTTTGATAAGAGGCTCTGGTCCAGATGCTGTTCCACCAAAAGTCTGAATTGGTGTGCCAAATGGTCTGATTTGGCTGTAATCAAATTTAATAACATTCTGTTCTGGCTTTAAGTAAGAATTGATCAATTCAACTGTTGAGTCTTTCCAACCTTCTCTACTGTCCTCAATGATTTGAAGGATTTCAGTCTTGCTTGGTTCATGAATAGTAAAATCCTTATCAGCACCTTTATCATCAAAACCTACACCTACACCAAGCATTGATGCTTCCATCAAAAATGCAAAAGGCTCTGCTGGATTATCTTTAGACATTTCAGATGTAGAAACAAAAGCACAATTCTGAAGAGCTGCTGAGTTTTTATGCACATTGACTAAAGGTGTGCCCATGATCCAAAGTCCACGACCGGGTGGTGTCCACTTAAGATTGAACAAACGATCAAAAGCTTCTTTAGCACTTGCTTGTGCTTTTACACCATTCCAAGGCAAACGATTTTTTTTACAATGATCTTTCTGTAAAGAATACATGCCATTGATTACACGCTCACAAACATCAACCCATGTTTCTTTTGTACCATCCGACTTTTTACGAGAATATGTCCTCAAAAAAGTAATTTCGCCAACTGAATTGCCAGCAGCATCTTTATAACCAAAAGGTGGTTTCTTATCTCTATACAAAGATACAAAATCATCACTTAATTTAAAAGAAAAAATCCCATCACTGGAAGAACCTAACACCATAACAAACTCCTTAAAAGATAGATAACAATGTTACCAAATCAAAAATAAACTTCAAGAGTTATTACTTAGGTGTAATATTTTTTTTCGAACTCTTGGAGTCTGGACAGAATCATATCAGCAACTGACTCCCAAGAATGGTTTTGGTGGATTATTTTTGCTGAATTAAATGCAGATTTCTTAAACAGATCATATTCATTTGTGACATTCTGCATGTGCATAACCAATTCATCAAAATCCGGAATTGCCCAATCCCCTGTGTCAATACTGTAAGCATGGCTGTTGAAAGTTGCTTCACCGTATTCAGCACTGAGGGGTATTCCATAATGAGCAAAGTCTGCGCAGCCTGTTAGGTTAGTTACAATTGTTGGTAGACCAGTAGCCATTGCTTCAAAAGGAATCATCCCAAACCCCTCTCCACTTGTTGGGTATACTAAGCAATGACATTTATTGTACAACTGAATAATCTCATCATTAGACAAAATATCTGGAATCCCTATAATCTGAGGGTGCTGATCAGCTGATACCAATCTACCATCTAGATAGATTTCTGCAAAACAGAACTTGTTGTATTTAAGAATTAATCTGTAATCATCATTGCCATCAAATAATTCTAGAAAAGCATCAACAACAAGTTGAGAGTTTTTTCTTTTAGAATCTCCACCTATATGTAAAAAATTAAATTTATCAGATAATTCTCTTTCATATATTTTAAAGTCTTTAGAAATACCATGAGGTATTACATGAATATCATTTTTTACACCGTTATTTATATAAACATCTTTTACAAAATTAGAGGTTGTCCAAATTTCATTACAAATATTCATGTTATATAACCAGCCTTCTGGAATCTTTGTAGATTCCCAAGGTGTGTAACCAATATTGTATGCATTGGATAGTTGATAGTAGTAAGGTTGACAAAAGTTAATATGAAATGGAATATCTGGATTATTAAAGAATACAGCTGTCTCTTTTTGCTGAAGAGCAGTAATCATACTAACTGCAGCATTTGTGTATCCTTGACTGGACCATAGAGCGCCGCTTATATCTGTGCTTTGAACACTGAACCAACTTATTTTTTTCATAAATGATTAATCTTTTTTCTTGTCCTTGATTGGCTTACCGTCAGTAACTTCTTCATTGAAGTCTAGACATTTTACACCATTTGAGATTAACTTATCAGCACAATCAGAATTAATCTCTGAAGTTAGTGCTCTGCCAGTAAAAGCGCAATATGTTGCAGCTATGTAAAAGTCGGAACATTTTATTAGAGAAATAGCTTCGGAGTCCAGAACTACGAAAGGTCCGCAGTCTTCAGTTTCTATAATTGCTATAATTCTCATATATATATAATACTATCAGTACACTATTAGTACACTATCTACACATTGGTATATCTTGGTGTACTTCAGTATACTTAGTGTTCTTAGTATACTAGCGCATCTGCCGATGCGAAGCATATCAGAAAAAAATCACAAATTTGGAAAAATCCAAATTTTTTTTATTTCTTCTGTTAGTATACAGGCCATGAGTAATGAATATTTCTATGAAATCCTAGATCACGGCTCTGTAGAATTACTTGATTCTATGGCTTCTGACTTAGATGTTGTTAACGCGGCAAAGGTTTCTTTTGCAGCCCGAAAAGATGAGATTGATGAATCATGTATTGGATTAATCAATTATTTAATGAAAAACAAACATGCAACACCTTTTGAACACTCAGTTTTTAAATTTCATGTTAAAGCCCCAATCTTTGTTACAAGAGAATGGATGAGGCATAGATGGTCATCATTTAATGAAATGAGTATGAGATATCATAAGCCGGATCAAATTGATTATTATGTACCTTCAATTGAAAACATTAGAAAACAAATCGGTAAACCCGGAGCCTACACTTTTGAGCAAATTGAAGATCAAAAAGTTATTAATGAATTTTATCTTACAATTCAAAATACAATCAATATGGCTAACTGGGGATATCATAGTTTAGTTGATATTGGAGTAGCAAAAGAAATTGCAAGATGTGTATTACCAGTAACACAATATACAGAATTCATTTGGACAGTTAATGCAAGAAGTTTAATTAATTTTATATCATTAAGAAATGATTCTAATGCTCAATATGAAATAAACGAATATGCAGTTGCAATTGAAGATGTTTTTGCAAAAAAAATGCCAATCACTTACGAAGCATTCGTTACATCTGGTAGAGTAGCAATATGAGTATTTTATTATTTTCTTGTTGGATTGCTTTTCACACACTACTTGTTAATATCGCAATAAAGGCCGGTTGGGATTTTGATCCCGGATATATAGGGCCTGCAATAATTGTTTTTATATTGAATATTAACTTAGCCTTATACGCTTCTAAAACAAATGTCAAATCTTGAAAATTCTTTAAAGAATAAAAAAATACTTGCCCTATCAGATACTGGATATCCTTATAAACATATTAAAGATTTTTGCAAGATTATATCCGAATCTATTGTTGATGTTTATGTGTCTCCAGCATCCACATCTGGATTTTTGAAAGTTTATATTTCATTTTCAGGAAATAAAAGATGCAAGATTTTAAAAGATAAAAATTTTCTTATTCTTAATAAGATTAAGCCATCTGATTATATAATTGTTGTTTTTTTTGGTGGTAAAAGAACAAAAGAAACAAAAATGCTTACAATATTAGCTCAACAGTTGATTATTGGAAACTATAATGTAATTACAGTTACAGAAGAAGGAATCGATTATGATGAGGATAACCCCATTTACCAATAATGAAGATACTGAAGATTATGAGACTCTTCAGATAGTTATAAAGGCAATTCCTTTTGAAGATACCTATGCTCCAATTTTCTACATATCGAGTCCATCAGATGACTATGTTATGGATATTGAAGAATTGGCTTGCTTAATGGATGGCATTGACATTGCAAAAAAGAATATTGATGATATTATCGATTTTCTTATTAAAGGTAAAAATGATGAGTAACATTCCAGGTTTAAACAGTCAAAATATTCCAGGATTAATCATGGGTAGAGTTATTAAGGATTTCCCATATCCGGTTAAAATGTGTCCATATTGTATGAAAGAACTTAAAGTTGTTAATGCAATCCACTGGGAAGAGGACATGTATCAATTTAAAGCCTTATATTTAGATCCAAATCCAGACTGCCCAGTTTATGACGAGGGGGCAAGAAAGGCATATGCAAGAATATTCTATTCATCAGAACAAGCCTATGCTGAATTTAATTCTCTCTATATTCCTGTACAGAGATGGGAAAGAGATGACCTTTACAGCTATTACAAGTAAAAGATGATAAAATATATTTACTATGCCTGTAAATCCATGCTCAGAAAACGGTCAACCTGGTTTTAAATGGGGAGATAGCGGTAAATGCTACCTCTACACTAGAGGTGACGCTGAATCAATGGGTGAGGCTAAGAGAAAAGCTACTATCCAAGGAATTGCTACTGGTGAATATGACACTAAAAAAGATGAAAATCTTGAGGCTGTTGACAGTATAGTTAAATCACTCAAAGAATGGTTTAGAGAGCAATGGGTAGACATTTCTCGGCCAAAGCCCGGAGGCGGCTTTGAGCCATGTGGTAGAAGTGATGCCAGCACAGGAAAATATCCAAAGTGTGTTCCGGCATCAAGAGCTGCTCGGATGTCTCCTGAACAAATTGCATCAGCAGTTCGTAGAAAAAGAAGAGCGGAATCTACACAGAACAGAGATGGTAAAAAACCAATATATGTCTCTACAGATAAGGAAAAAATGGAAAAAGCAAATGTACCAACTAATCCAGAACTCTATGCTAGAGTGAAAGCCGAAGCTAAAGCTAAATTTGATGTATACCCCTCAGCATATGCAAATGCATGGTTAGTTCGTGAATATAAAAAAAGAGGAGGAGGTTACAAAGTGACAAAAGAGAATGTAGAGAAAGTTGCAGAAGATCTTGCAGAAGAAGAAGCAGCACTTGCAGATGCATTAATAACGATTGCATCAAACTATGGCAAATTTAATGAAGATGAAACAGGTATTTGGGCTGGCTATGATAGTCCAGAAGAAAACGAAGTAAAAAGCATCGGTGTTAAATGTGGAAATTGTGTTCTATACGAGGGTAATGGTGTTTGTAAAATTATTGCTCAACAAGTAGAAGACGAAGGGAAATGCAGATTTGCTGTAATTCCAGACGGTCTAGTGTCTCCAGAAATGGAAGACGAAGAAGAAGAATATGACGAAGAAGAGAATTCAATGTCATCTCTTATCTCTATGATTAGAGATTTATTACTTAATAAGGAGAAATAAAATGAAATACAATGTTGATAAAATGATTCAAGATCATGATTCAATGAAGTCTTGGCACGAAGCAATGGCAAAGTCTGCTGCTGAAACAATGCAAGACCATATCAAAGCTGCCGCTTGGCACAGTTCACAGGGGGATATCATCAAAGCTATGATGAATGAAGTACCTCTTGACCCAGAAAAGAAGGTTACAAGCATCCCAACTGCTGGTTCTGCTGATACACCTACATCTGGTGCCGGTAAGACTGCTCCAACAAAAGAAGTACCTCTTGACCCAGAAGTTAAGAAGTCTGATTTAATTGCAATTCTTAACGATCACGCATCAAAGTACGGTGAATTTGATATGGAAGTAGAAACTATTGCAAAGTTTCTTCTTAACGATTGATCAAGATGGATGCTAGTATCGTAGCGGTTGTTATTACTGGCATTTTTTCGATTCTTGTTGCTTTAATTCAGAAAACAAGAAAAGAAAATAAGCAGGATCATAACTTAGTCTATGAAACGCTTCAGAATTTACATGAAGATGTTCGTTCTGTCGGAGAAAAATTAGACGACCACATTGATTGGCATTTAAAAAAGTAAAAGTTTGGTATAGCGCCTTGGGCGGTTATATTTCGAAAGATTATGATCGTGAACTAGGGCGCTATATCTTTATATTTTTTTCAAAATTGTGCACATTTGTAAAAAAAAGGTGCTATGCTACTTTCCGAGCGAGTAGAAAGGTCACAAAATGTTAACTAGAGCTCAAATTGATACCTATATCAAAGAAATCCCAGCAGATACCGAGGCAGATGAGCGCCGGGCTGCTTATGCAACAATCACAGGCTTTGCAGAAGACAAGTCTGTAAACGAAATTGTTTCATACTATTCATTAAATAAGGATTCAGTCCTTAAATGGATGGCTCATTTTGATTTTTCATCAAAAAAACCAGAAAAGTCAGGTCGTAGAACATCTAAGACAAAGATGATTGAGGATTATCTTGCAAAAAATGTAGGCAAGATTATTAACTTTGCAGAAGTTGCAACAGAATTGAATGTTTCAACACCAACTATTTATAATTTTTATAATGCAAATAGACTTTACTTTAAAAAAGTAAGTCGTGGAAGCTTTGAGATTCTTGACCCAAAGGCAGAAAGATCAAAGTAAATGCATATTATAAACCACAATCTTAAAAAAGATAGGTTTATTTATTGGGAGAATGCTGTCGCTGATGCTGTTGAGCAACTGTTTAACTACAGCGACAGCAATCAACCTATTTTTGAAAAAAATAAAATCAACACATTCTATTTCCTAGATGGTGATAATACATCTTTTCAATTTAGTAGAAGCAATTTAGATAATCTAAAGAATATATTAGATCTATATATTAATAGTAAAATTTATCTTAAACAAGATAGAAATGAACAAACTGATTTATTGCACAAAAAGTTTATTTTTTTACTTTCAACTTTTGCAATAGCCGTTGCTAAAGATATTGCTATGGATGATAGTGATTTTGAATATTTTAAAGTTGATTTAATTAATACTTTAATTAAAAAACAAAATGATTATGGTCCAACCAATATTTCTAAATTTGGTATTACCGGTCTAGCTATTAGAATGTACGATAAAATTGGTCGTCTTACGAACCTAACAGCCAGTGGAAATAAGCCTATGGTTGAAAATGAACCACTATTGGATACGGCACTGGATCTCGTAGGTTATTGTTCAATTGCTATCATGTGGTTGGAGGATAATTTTCTTTTACCGATGCGTATAAAAGACTCTCAAGGATCAGTATGAAAGAAATATTAACATTCATTATGGCAGGATGTTTAGTCGGAATTTTATTAATTTGGGTTACAGGTTCATGACTACAATTGTTGCTATTCAGGGAGATGACTACTGCGTTGTAGGTACAGACTCTAGAGTTTCGTCATTTGATGAAAGCGGATTTGCTTATCAAATAACAACTCTTGGCACAGGATCATGCAAGATTGCTCAAAAAGGTCGATATTTGCTAGGAGCCGCTGGAGATGTAAGAGCTATCAATATCCTGCACCATGCCTTTAATCCACCAATTCCACCATTCAAGACTGGTGGAGAGCAACTGGATGAATTCATAACAACAAAATTTATACCAAACCTTCAGGTGTGTTTTGAAAATACTGGTTATGCAATGCCAGACTTGGCAGAAGATAAGACACATATATCAGAGCATTCTTCTACAATCTTAGTAGCTGTAAATGGTGTAATATATATTATTGATGGTGACTATTCTTGGACTTCTGATCGGACTGGTGTGTACGCTATTGGTACCGGCTCTTCATACGCTTTGGGTGCAATACAAGCCATTACAGGCGGGAAACAAATCACAGTTCAAAAATCTAAAGCTGCTATTAATAAGGCTCTTTCGATAACATCAAAATTTGATCCATACACAGGTTCACCATTCCAACTTTTTGTACAGGAAAGATAATGCCGACCTATCAATATAAATGCCTCAGTGGACATGAGGTTGAAGAAACAAGAAAGATTACCGAAGATCAGAAGATCATCTGTTGTCCAGTATGTGGAGATGCTCTTAAACCTGTATACTCATCACCCGGAGTTCAACTCAAGGGTGGCGGCTTCTATAAAAACAGTCGATAGTGTATAATAATATTGACACCTCTGGTGTTTGTTACGCAAGTGCAGGCTACCTTGAGGATCGTTATAGTTACGCCATCGCCTCATGTTGAAAAGCATGGGGCTTTGGTTTTTACAAGAAAGAAAACAAATGTGTAACGAAGATTATTCAACAATTAGAGATATGAGACAAAGTATCCAAGATTACGAAAGACAGGTTAATACTTGGATGAAAGCATCTGAAAAACTATCTCTAGACCTATTTCATACTAAAAATGAAAGAGATCTTTATAGACAGTGTTTAGTACAAATGTTGAACGCCATTAAAGATGAAGGGGCTGTTCCTCAGTATCATAGACATGTGCTTAGAAAACATCGTAGTGAATGGCCTGTTTTATGGAAAGCGATTGATAGTGCAATGACAATATTGGAGAATAAAGATGTTTAATGTAATTGAGAGTTTTATTTCAAAAGAAGAACAGAATTATATTGAAGATTATGTTCAAGATCCAAAGTTCCCATATAGATTCCATAAAATTCATATTTATGGTGATGAAAGGGATTATGATCCAAAATTGCAGTTAACTCATCACTTGTATATGCATGAAGAAGACAAAGTATCTCCTCATTTTGACATTATCATGCCGGTCTTTGGAAAACTCTTTAATATGTATGGAGGTATTCAACTTGTAAGAGCAAAAGTTAATTGCACCACACCAGACCCTACAGTGGCGGCATACAAGCCTCAGCCAGCCCATACTGATTTAAAATACGATGATGGGACAGATTTCCCCCATATGGTCTGTTTATATTATATTAACGATTCTGATGGACCGACATTCTTCTACACAGAGCAGGGCCGAATCAGTCATAGAATTAATCCAAAAAAAGGAACTGCTATCATTTTTGATGGTAGTATCATGCATGCAGGTAGTAATCCTGTTAATTACCCATACCGTTTTGCTTTAAACATTAATTTTACAAAAGGATCTTGATATGAATATGGATGAATACAAAAAAAGAATCGATAACGCTCATACTGTCACAGGAGTGCCTTCTTATTGGGAAGAACTTCAAGAAATGACAAAAGAGCGTGATAAATATAAAGAGCTGTTTGAAAAAGCTATCTCAATGCTCTTGCCAAGTGATGTAGGGATTTTATATCAAGATGGAGAATAAGATGTTGGTCTCAGAGTTAGAAATGCCATTTATTGAAGCGCATCTTCTTGTTGTTGATACAGAAACTCCTTTTGAAACAAGAAAGGAGCAAATTAACAAATTAATAGAAATATCTAAAGATTTTTGGATATGTAAATCTATTATAGGTTATTACATCGTAAAGAATTCAGATACTACAAATATTCTTAGAGATAAAAGATGGCATAGTGGTCTACATGTATTACAGTCTCTTAGGGATAAACACAATCCAGAAGTTGTAGCAAAAAGAAACAATACTCTTAGCGCAATGGATGGAGAAGAACATGCACATATTCGACATATAGCAGCACCAGCATTTTCTCAGTCAGCTGCTATGGATCAAAAAGATTTTTCGTATTCCTATGCTAAGAGTTTATTAGAAAATATTATTAATAATGGTTATACAGACTTCATGGAATATTTCTGCAATATTTATCCAATAACTGTTCTTTGCAATTCTGTTGGGCTTCCAAAAGAAGATTGGGAAAAATTTATAAAATGGGGTGCAGTATTTGCAAGTCCAGTTTCTAAAAACTTTGCAATTGATATTAATGAATTGAAGAATGCTGAAAATGAATTTTATAAATATATTA